GCTCCTGTGAACGAAGATCAGGAAGTCGCCGCAGGCATCGAACGCTCTTGGACCGCACGGGCCGCGCTCGCTCCACCGTTTTGTTGCTGTCCAGGTCTGCGGGTTATTGGGATTCGCCGTGAAGGTGTACCCAGACCTATCGCGGAGTCCGTAGACCGTGCCGCGATACTCAATCGTTCCCCACGCGCGCTCGCCATCGTCTGATCCAACCGAGATGTAACTCAGGTCCGAATAGTAGGACTCGGGATCGCCGGCGAGCGATACCCACCAGCCGGAGTAGTAGCCTGGAACTCCAGCCTGGAAGATGCGATCGACACTCGGGCAGTAGGTGCAGTGGACCGCCTGATTCGGCCAGATCACATCAAGCCTGTCGGTGACGTTGTTCGAACTGGTCAGATACTCGTCGGTAAAGTTGAAAGTCCCGTTGGTCGTTACGTTGTCGAGAAAGAACGTCGAGCTCTGGTTTACCGTGTCCGAAAGAAAGGTCTGGGGGTAAACGAAATTCTGTGATGGGATCTGTAGGTTGACATTGCCGATCCACCAGAACGGGCCAGCATTCGATCCATCAGCCACGCTGAACGCAACTGCACGTCCGAGCACATACGCAGGTCCAGTTGCGACCTTGAAGATTCCGAGTTCCCAACCATCCTCATCCACGTCGTACTGGATCACCGAAGCGGCCGTGAACCCTGAGACCGTGTAGTTCTGGTTCATGTACATGATGGCCGCGTAACGATAGCCCTGCGTTCCGTTGATCCCGCCAGTCGCCGTGTCGGCCACGATAGCCCCGCCCGGTCCAGTCCCATTCACGATGGGAGGGTTGGCGCCCGCGGCCGTTTCAAGAATGAACGGCTGATTCGTGTTCTGGTAGTAGCCGACGAGGGAGAAGGCTGTCGATGGAGGCGCAGGATCTCCAGTGGGCACGTCCGCTTCGTAGATGCCCACTGAGGCGATGGTGTAGAGGTCGTTGTTGTTCTCGTCCTGGGGCACGGCGATTGTGACGAGCACGGCATCGTCGCCGTTGGAATTGATGATTGAATTGAGCGGCCCGAGAGTAGTCTCGCCCGCGCTGTTTTTGTAAGTCTGTGCGACGTAGATGTCACGGCCGGCAGGGAAGAGTCCTCCTGGAAGAGTGGCCGTATTGGCAGATGGCGGATTTGCCCCTCCGCCAGCTCCGGTAATGATCGGAGACGATCCGAGAGCGAAGGTTCCTTGAAAGTTTAGAGAGCTAACCAGAGGCGGAGCGCTGCCTTCGGCCACATCTGTCGCGTAGATATTTACTCCTGTGACGGTCGGGCCGTAGTTGCTTGCGAGAAATACCTGCGCACCTTGATTGTTGCCAGTCGTGGTGATGTTGGCCATGGCCCCCGGAGTTGTTTCTCCAGCCGCATTGACGAGCGTTAGGGCCACGTAAAAGGTGCGGTGGATGGCGACTATTCCGGCCGCAAGTGCCAGCCCTGGAGCATTCGGCGGAGCAACCGTCGAGCCGACCGGAATCCTCTGAATCTGAACCTGCGCATCTGGCGTGGGGAGTTGGCCGGGAACCACGCGGGCAGTGCAGAGCGATGGCGGGGCGACGCCTGCTCCCGCGGCGGTGATCCCGTAAGTCGAGCCAAGAGCCTGAACGCCGACGTTGACCTTTTGGTAGGTCGACAGTGGCGGTGCCGATGACCCGTGAGCCACAATGGCCGCATAGATGTTGCAGCCGGTCGGGATGTAACTGGCCCCGAGTTCCTGCATCCAGCCAGGCAAAGAGCCGAGAGTCAGCGTTGGCAATGGCACGTTGACCGTTGTGGAAGCCGCCAGAGTTTCGATGAACGTCGGCGTCGAGGGAAGGCTTTCGCCCATCGTGTTGACCAGCGTGATGACGACGTACACGTCCTGGGTCGCTGCGATGGTCCCACCGCCGGCCAGCGCAAGCACTGGCACGGGAGGCGGGGAAAGCCGGTTCGCCATGACCGCCGTGTACTCTTTCCACTTTGCGGACCCGTCATTGACGATCGCCTCTTCGGCGGTCGGCCAAGGCAGCGGCTCGTTGTTCCCCGTGACTCCAGCCTGCGTGCAGAGGTAGGTATGGCCGTTTCCGCTCGGCGCTGTGGGCGTGCACACCTCTCCCGCGAGAACCGGGGTGTTGGCCGTCCAAACCCATCCGAAAGGCTTTAGGCCATAGGGCCACACGGCTTTTGTTAGGGGATCGATCACCGCCATGCTTGACAGCGGCACGTTGAGATCGGAGAACGCCGCAAAGATTTTGTTCCCCGTCTGCACGGAGATCATGTGGGCGTTCGCTGGAGGCGTGAACGTGGAATTTAGCGGGAAGGGAACCATCTCGCCCGAGCCGACTGGGCTCTCGTACTGAAGAGCGCCGGTCATGTCGAAGATGGTGGGCACCTGGAGGAAGTTCTGCGCAGCGGTTTCCGGCGTGTAGAGCGTCCCGATCAGGCCCGTGATCGGGCTTTCATGCTCGCCCTGCATCGTGGTATTGATCCCGTCGCGGGTGCGAACAGAAGTCATAGAGTCAAAGCAGCAGTTGCGGACCTGGGCAGACAGACCACTAGGGAGGTTGCTACTGTCATCCTGATCGACCATGCCTAACATGCGACTTATTACGGTCGCGGACCCCAAAAAGTTGGCCGTAACTCACCCCTACCTGAGTGGCAGTTTCACCACAAGCGTGCCCGCCGGATAGGCCGTATTCCCCAGTTCCGCATTGTTGTTGGTCCACAGGCTGATCTTGTTCGTCGCCAGTGTCGCACCCGGCGTGAGTTGCGCGTACACGCCGGCCGCCAACTGACACGATTCGATTGACGGAGGCGTGGTCGGCTGATTCAGCGGCTCGCCGAGAACGCCAACACTGTTGGGGTCAGAGAACGTGCCTGGGTTGAGATCGACAGTCGTTCCGCCCTGCCCGGGGACATAGTTGCCGCTCATCACCGAGTTGAGTAGAACCGCATCCGGAGCGCCAATGCTCGGGACGTATTTCAGAACCTGAAACTTGATTCCCATGAGAGTCTTCTCCTTGATTTGGTTTTTGGTTTACCACTGCCCGCGACGCCCACCACGGTTGCCGCGTCCCATTCGTCCTACTCTGCTGGAAGTGCCTTGCTGCTGGCGCACGAGTGTTGCCGAAATGTCGTCCAACGTCTCGGTCGCCTGCTGTCCGTAGTTCTGCACGTAGCTCGCGTTGATCCGCTCTCCGCCGATCAGTGCGGCCGTCATGAACGAGAGCGCCGCCACCATCTGCGGATGGATGGTGATGATGTCCGAATCCTTGACGAGTGCCGGTGGCCGAAATTCGCCGCGGATTCGGATGTCGAACGGGAAGGCGAGAGGAGTTATGTAGATCACGTAACTCCTCCACTCCCACCCAAATTTTCCCCAGAAGTTCATCGCCGGATTGCCCGGAGCGTAGTTTGTGCTGTTGGGCAGAATGTCGTATCGCCTGCCCATGACGTAGTTCAACTCCGGCAGTCCGGTCTGCTTCACCTCAAGGTCCAGAGGATTCACCAAGCCATAGAAAGGCTGGCCTGGCTTCTGCTGTTCGGTGAGGTCGGAAGTCCCGAGCGGGATGTTGGTCGCCACCTGGAGCTGTGTGATGAAGGGAGAGCACGTGCCTTCCAAATAGTTCACGGCCCGGTCCAGTGCCTGATTGATGAGAGGCAGTAAATAGGCGTCGGTCGCAAAATCGGCGTCTGGGTCGCCAATGAGCGACCGCACGCGAGCCTTCACATCGAGTAGCGTGTTGATGGCAACCTCCGATTACAGCCCTGTGCGAAGTGCCTTCCGGCGCTCCTCTTCTTTCCTGACCTTCGGCCAGTCGGCATCCTCGATGCGGTCCATCGCTGGGTGCGTGACCTGGATTTCCCTGGCCATGTAGGCAGCGAGTGGGTTGTACACGCGCTGACACTTGTGGCAGAAGAATGCGTCGACGCGCTTCTTGGGCTCTCCGCAGCCGGCGCACAGTTCCTGCGCCTCATTCTGGAGCGTGACCCACGGCGCCACGGTCTGCCGCCAGCCCATGTCCATTTCAAACTGATGCCAGACCCTGTGCACCACGGTGATGTTCTTCCGCTCCTCATCGCCCTGGTCCCAGTAGTTCTGCGCCTGCTGAGTCTGGCTGTTGCAGTACCGGCGTTGCATCGCGAGCGCTGCGGCCACAGTCTCTTCAAAGTCTGCGTCCTCGGTGATGTACTCGCGGGTCCTGTTGGGCAGGCGGACGAAGGCTGGAACGCGGATCGTGAGCCGTTTCTTCCGATCCTCGGTGCGGTCGAGCACGCGACGGTCACCCTCGAAGGCGACGACTCCGCCCATGCCGGAACTCGACGGCGTTCCCTGCGTGTAAGCCACGAGGAAGCAACTGGCAATCTCGATCTGCTTGCACGCCTTCATGTCGTAGACGCCGGCCTCGACACCTTCCTCGACCTTTACATCCTTGATCTGCGGGAAGACGCGCGGCTCCTTGATCGTGAGGACGCTGGCCCGGTAGGTTCGCCCTTCGTGCTTCCAGTGGAAGCGGCTATTTTCCTGCACGGCCTCATCGACAATTGACGGTACCTTGAATCCGATCCCGCCGTCGAGCGAGAGCGGTACGGGGTTGAAGTTGAGGATTGTGGCCGGCTGGGCGAGCCCGGTTGCCTTCAGAGACAAGAGCAGCGCTTCACGCTCAACTTTGAGCGCACGCATCGACTTGCCATCGATCCGGCGGCTGAGCCAGCCGTTTAGATCGGGGTTTGCCATCGGGTTTACGGGTGTAAATGCTGGTGTTCCCATGATTCCTTTTCTCCTGGTGTTGCGGGATTTCGGTGCGGGTTATGCGTCGTGCACGGCTCCCAGATGACTCCGATCGCCGATGGATTCGCTGAGCTGGTTGCGGAAACGCTGCGCTGCAAGTGACGTGCTTTTGAGCACAGGGACAAGTTCGGTCTTGCGCATGTACGCGAGATCAGCTTCGAGTTTTTCTCTCCGCGCCTCGCGCTTCGCCTCCTCGTCGAGAATCGTCTGCTTCAGGACGCGCGCGTAGTTGGTTGGCTGGTTCGCCATCGCCTGCCGGTGCATGTCGATCGCCTGGCGAAGATCGGCCAGCTCGGGAATTCGTTCGAACGGGCCGGCCAGCATCCAGTAATCGCCTCGGCTCGGGTACTCGCCCATGATGGTCGAGCCGTCTTCCGACTTGTGGCTGCGCCACTCTTCCGGGCTTCCCCATGTCGTCGGCGGGAACCAGCGCTCGAGCACCCACCCTTCGCACGGGTATTTCGGGATCTTCACGCGGCCTGCTGTCACCCGGTCGTTCGGCTTCTGGTAGTACCGCTTGCCGTCCGGGCCCGTGGCGAAACAGGCCACATCGCCGGTTTCAAGCTCGTGCATGATGCCGTTCGCCACGATCAAGCAGTTCTGTGCGAGGACAAGCCGCCACATCGGGCGGTCCTGGCCGGGCACCTTTCCCCCGTGGCTGGCGATGGCGTCCTGTACGGATTTCGGTGCGTCGGTAGACGGGTTGGTGATGCTCATGCGGTCCTTCAAAATGGAGCGGGCCGACCGAAGCCGACCCGGTGTATACTGGTTACGTCGGCTCACGCCGGCAGGGCATCTGCTTTCGAAACAGATGTTAGGGCTGCATCGCCCCAAGCCTTGCAGCCCGTCCGCTTGGGGAGGAAACCATGGAAGTTCCGTTCGGCTTTTGCCATTGTGGCTGCGGCAAGAAAACCAACATCGCAAAGAACACGGTCCCGCGTTGGGGCTTCGTCAAAGGGCAGCCGTACAAGTTTCTGTGCGGCCACGGGCGCGCGACCAAAGCTGTCGGCTCTACGCTGCCACCCAACCCAGATGGACTCTGCATGTGCGGATGCGGTCGCAAGACGCCGCTCGCCATCTACACCTCCCATCAGACCGGGAACGTGCTTGGCGAGCATCGTCGCTACTGCGTCGGCCATGGCAGTTCTTACGCACGCATGGTTGTGCCGGAAAATGAATCCGGGTTGTGCATGTGTGGCTGTGGAAAACCAACACTCATTTCGAAGGTGACCCGCAAGGAACGCGGATACGCAGCCGGCCAGCCCGAGAATTTTCTTCACAACCATCATGGCCGAACCCTGGATTACGTCGTTGAGGATCGCGGCTACAAAACGCCGTGCTGGATCTGGCAAAAGAATCTCGACAAGGATGGCTATGGTGGCGCGAGCGTAAACCGAAAACAGGTTCGCGCACACCGCGCCTACTACGAGAAGTACAATGGTCCGATCCCAGAAGGTTACGATGTCGATCATCTGTGCTTTGTTACCTCCTGCGTGAACCCAAAGCATCTTGAAGCTGTGCCACCGATTGTGAATCAGCGCCGCAGACGCACCACGAAGCTCACCGTGGATGCCGTGCAACGCATTCCCGAACTGCGATCAAAAGGTCTTTCCTACGCGAAGATAGCCACGCTTTTAGGTGCCACTGCGATGGCTGTCTACAACGCCCACATCGGTAGAACATGGAAAGGTATTGGGGGTTCAACCGAACCCCCAACACTAACTGCAAGCCATTGAAAACAAATGGCTCAATTTGAAAGCAAGGGTTGTACGCCGAGCGAGGTTATGGCGCCAGACGCCCATGGAAGCGACGAGTAGTAATTCAGCGAGTCCTGATACATCGCGTCCGATTCTGCAACCCACAGCCCGCCGGCCTGCCGCGGCCAGAAGATGCCCTCGACCATGCCGGGGATGAATGCCATCGAGCCGGGATACCGGACCCGCTTCATGCAGCCCTTGTCAATCCAGCGCATCTTGTCGGTTGCGCACATCGAGTCTTCCACAACCTCGATGCCGGCAACCATCCAGGTCGCAAACGGGTTTACAGCCACGTCGTAGCTGTCAGGTGTTTTGCCTCCGCCAGCCATGAAGAGGGTCTTCGAGAAGCCGAGGATGTCGGCGGAGACCTTCTGGGCCGGGTGGGCATACCACACGTTCCGCTTGCGCTGCTTGAACCGCGCCGTCCCGAGGGCCTGCTGCATCCGCGTCATGAACGCAGACACCATGCCCAGCGTGAGGTAGGCGCCGTTCGCGTTGTAGGTAGGAGACTGGACGTAGGAGTTCGCCCGCGAGATGCCGCAGTATTCGAGTGCGGTCGATCCGCTGATGATGTAGTCCAGCCCGTTGATGCCGATGGGATTGCCGGTCGCCAGGCCAATGGGGATGATCTGGTAGCCGTTCCCCGTTCCGCCCGGTACTGCATCGACCGTGCAGGTGTCGGTGGTTCCCACGCCGTTCTTCTCGAGGTCGAGAACGTTGATGTTCCCAGCCACGTTGAAGTTGGCGTCGGTCACCTGGTAGTAGCCGTTCCTATCGAGCAGACGGCCGCCGAACGGAGGCGTCAGCAGCGACAGCACGGTGCCGTTGACCGCGGTGATGGTTGCGAGCAGGCCGTTGTTGTAGCCCTGCAGGTAGGCGTTCCGGGTGTGCGCAGTCTTGTCCTTGACCTTGGAGATCATGCGCGCAATCCAGTTGTCGACCGTGATGTCGCGTCCGCCCTTGGCGATTCGGCGGGCGAGTTCGGTTGCGGAGATCGCTACCATGATCGGCAACGGAGCCACGATCATCTGGTCAACCTGGTTGGCCTGGCCCTGGAAGTAGGAGCCGCCGTCAGGCTGGTAGTAGCCGGCGATGCCGCCGACTTCGATCTCGATCGGGTGACGGTACTGCTGGAGGCCGATCTCCTCGGTTGGAGCTTGGGAGAACAACGAATCGCCGGCCATGTCCAGGTTCTCCGAGATCTGGACATCGGCGTTGACTTTTTGGAGCATCCAGGCAGTCTGCTGGGACGCTGCTCCGAGATTGGGCGCTGCCATTCTGTGCCTCTTCTCGCCGCACCCGTACTGATCCTGCGGCTATGGGGCTGTGGGGCACTGCTTGGCGTGGCGCTTCCGACCATTGCCGGGAACGGTTTGCGTGTTCTGTGGGAACCAAACTTTCGCGCTATTCTGCTCTACGCCCCCGGGTTGGGCGAATACTCCGGTGAGCTTGCGTCAGTAGCGGTTTCCCGATAACTCGTTTTTCTTGATGATCGCTTTCTCCGTCCGCTCAGCGGGGCTGAGGTCCGGAAAGTTCTGATCGACCCACTTGTAAGCCTCGGCCATCGCTTCTTGCGGAGTCGTTGGTTTGGCCGCTGCCGCACCGCCGCCAGCTTTCGGTTCGCGCTCGGCCATCTGTTCCCGGGCCTGCACGCTCCCCTGCCGCTTGCTGCGATCGGCAATGTCCTTCTTCTGAATTTCGCGCAACTGCGCATCGAAGATCGCCGGCAGATGCTCGTCGATCAGCCGGTTGGCAAAGTCGACGCGGGCCTGCTCGGCTTCGGGAGACGGCGGGCGCCGCGCCAGCATCTTTGCCTGGTCGCGGATGTACGCCACCCCGCCGATGACCTTTCCGGTCTTTCGGTCGACGCGCCCGTAGGTCTTCTCCTCGAACGTGTCGAGCAAGGTCTTGGCGAAGACCGAGATCCCCGTCTCGGGGTCTTTGGCGTCGAGAACGTAGCTCGGGATGAAGACGGCCGCCTTCTCGTGCTCATCGATCATGGCCTTGAGGCGGCTGCCGACCGATCCTCCCACCTTCTTCTGGACGGAGAGCTCGTAGTTCGCGCGCTCCTGCTTGCGCTGCTCGGCGTTCTGCTGCTTGCCCTTACCCTCCAGAGCTTCCTCACGCTCCTTGACGGCGCGCTCCCTGGCTTCGAGGATTGCCATCTGGTCTTGGGGTAGCCCGGTCAGATCGAGTTTCTGGCCCTCGGCGTTGCCAGCCTTCCAATCCTTGAGGTACTTGAGCGCCTGGAGCGCCATGTCATCGGCGCTGCCGTCGCCTGCGGCGAACTTGCCGGCCTGCTGCGCGGCTTCGAGGTCTGCAATCTCGATCCCGTGGTAGGTGTCCACGATGAAGTCGTTGAGCATCTGGAAATCTTCGCCGTAGGTCGGGTTGCCGGCGGCGTCAAGGACCGGCTTTCCGTCTTTGTCCTTGATGGCGAACTCGTCTGCGAACTGCTCAAAGGCGGCTGGAAACGACTCGGGACTGTCGATCGCCTCCATGAACTGCGTCCGGAGGTTCACCATTGTGTTCGAGGTCTCGGCGGCGAACTTCGCTGCCTCGAGATTCGGGAAGAGTTCTCCGATGGGAGCCAGTTGGGCGTTCTTGCGCGCCATGGCAAAGAGCGCGTTTTTCACTTCGGGCGATGCTTCGAGCGCCGCCTTTAGCTCGGGGCTCTTCTCGGCCAAGGCGTTCAAGGACTCGGGCGTCAGAGACTGCTCTGGCTCGGGAATCTTGGGCTGCTGGTCCTCCGGCTTCGGCTGCTCACCTTCGGCCGGCTGCGCCTGTGAAGCCTGGTCGGCTGCTGGTTGATCCAGACCGTCGCGTTTACGTTCCCAGGCGTTGTGCGCTTCGAGGAAGCCTACGACGTCGCCCGGAAAGTCAGCTTGCTGTGGTTCTGCGCCCTCGGCTGGGGCGGAAGGCTGCGCTGGGGTGGCTGGCTGGCCTTCTGGGGCCGCTGCGGGCTGTGCGGGTACTTCTGGCTGCGCCGGCGAAGAAGGTTGCGCTGGCGCTGCGGGTTGCGGCGAGGCTGGGGTCGTCGTCGCGCCGGGTGACGACGAGGGTGCTGTCGCTGTCGGCGCTGGGGTCGGTGCTGCGGGTGCTACGGTACTCGTGGCCATGCTCTTCTCCTTGGTGTTTCGGGCAAACGAAAGGGCCGCTCGAAAGCGACCCTGCTATCGGTGAACCGTGATGGATTGATTACGACTCCGGCTCAGTCGGAACTTCGCTGGACGCCGCTGGCTGGACGAGCGCGTGCGGCGATTCTGGATCGCCACCCTCGACGGGCCCCTGGACCTCATCCATCAGTTCGGCGGCAGATGGTCGTTGTGCCGCGATGGCCTCAGCGATTGCCTGCCCGAATCCCTTCGGAGGCACGGGCCGCTCCTTCCACCCGAACGTCTTCCCGCCGGTCAGCGGGGTAACGAAGTCGCGCCGGATTGCCGCGTCCACGTTTGATCCGCTCAGGAGCGGGCTCGCCTTGGCGGGGTCCAAGCTGACAACCGTCAGATGCTCGCCGTTCGGCTGCTGTACGGACTGGACAACCAGCGCGGGCGTTTCGACGTTCCCGCGCACCAGAGTTACGATGTCATTGAAACGGTGGGACATTGAATCCTCCTATTTCCCCGCCTTGGCGGCCTTTTGCGCGTCAAGGGCTGCTTTTGCGATGTCGTTTGCGGCACTCACTTGGGGCGTGATGTTTACGCCCGGCGGTTGCGGTGGCATTTCTGAGAGTTCCTGAAGCCGCTGGACGGCCTGCGCGCCGTCCTGGGTGAGCAACTGCAGAACCTGCTGCTCCTTTGGGTCTGGCGCCGGTGGCGGCGGCATCCCCGCCATCTTTACCTTGGATTGTCTCTGGGCCTCTTCTGCCGCGGTCTCCGCCTCGAGATTCAGCGCCGCCTCGTAATACTCCTGCGTCCTCTGCCAGCCGCCCGGGTTCGACTTCTTGTAGTCTCCGTTCTCCTGCCAGAACAGCCGCATCGTGTCCCTGAGAACCGGGAAGTCCTCGACGTTCTTCTCTGGCATCACCGGCAACTGATTCACCTGCTGGCCCGTCTGTGGGTCCTGCACGGCGATGTAGTCGTTCTCCATCAGCGTGTTGATCGCCTGGAGCGTGCGTGCCCGCTGCGCGGCCTGCGGCAGAACCATGTCCGGGGTTCCGAGAATGGCGATCGCCGATTCCTGGTTGGGAACGCAGTCCATTATCTCCATGGCGATCGGGTTCTTTTCGCTCGCCATCTTGACGATGTTCATCGTGGTCTCGCGGATCTGCTCAGGGGTCTGCGGCAGCCCCTGGTCCGTATCCTCGTAAACCTTGATGTGGCCCTGCATCTTTTCCCAGTTGACGTAGTTGTTCCGGAACTCAGAGCCATTGGCCTGGATCACGTCGAACAACTCGCCAACCGCGCCGGCCTTCATCAGCTTCTGGAGAGATTCCAATGCGTTCTGCGCCGCGCGCGCGTGTTCCCGCTTTACCTTCTTCCAGAAGATGTTGAGTTTACCCAGGGCGGTGTTGAGGGCCTGCTCCTGGCCGCCTTTGGTCTCGATTCCCTCCTGCCCGCCACCACCGAAGGTCTGCGGTGTCACGCCGGAGATCAACTCGCACATCGTGATGAGCATGTTGGGATAGGTAAACACCTGCGGATCGAGTGCGAACTTGAACTGCATGAGCGAATCGGTAAGCGGTTTATCGATGCCAGAGCCTTTGGTCTGGATTCCGTTCAGCACGCCCGGAGACATCACGCGGCCCGCCATCTCCCGCCGGTCGATCTTGTTCGAATCGTAGATCGTCATCCCGGCCGCGCACCGCTCGATCCAATCGTCGATCATGTCCATGGCGTCGTTCAGCCGAATGTTGAAGGGAACCACGTTGTCAGCGATCGACGGCGGGTACATGCCCACATTCTTGTGCAGTAGACATGCCGTCCACTCTTTCGGCAGATTGGCTTTCCGCACGTCGGCAACCAGTTCGCCAATCAGCGTGATCTTGGCACCATCGGGGAAGTTCTGATTCATCCACGCCGCGAAATCCTTGTCCCCAATGCGGCCATAGGAAGAGGGCTGCATCCAGTTTTGCGAGAAGGCGGGCTTTTGGTTCTGCGAGTCCGAGGTGTATCCCCACCCCATCGAATAGATTTCGTTGCGCCGCAACTTCTCATAGGACGCATTCGGTGTGGTCCCGATCTCGGCGCCCTGCGTGATTTGCTCAAAGATTTTCGGGAACGTCAGACGCAAAGCGCCGATGTCGATTTCCTGGTCGAAGCTCAGGGTGGGGGTCTGGTCGATCGACTTCGCCATCGGGTCAAGATCGATCTCCATTGGCCCGTGGACGCTCCACTTGACCATGGCGCGCGGGACACGCTGCTGGCCTGTGCGAGATACCTCGTCACTCTGCTCGGGCGGGAAAAAGCTCTCGGGGCCGAGCGGCGCCCCGCACTTCGGACAACTCTTCGCCTGATCCTGCTGGAACATCTGCGCGGGCGTGTCGGTCCCGCATTTGAAGCAGTGGTAGCGGGCCGGCTTCTGCACGGTGACGGTTCCGAACGTGTCTTCGAAGTCCCAGCCAGCCCAATCTCCGTCGAGAACCGGTCTCGTGTATTTGAAGTAGACGCCGTAGAGATAGAGCAGGCTGCTCTCCTCCAGCAGCATGTCCGGAGTTTCGTTCATCCTTTCGATGATCGAGATGGCTTCCTGAGATGCCTTCGCGGTCGTTACGTCGGCCAGGATCTCAGCATTCTCCGGCTTTACGATCACCGATGGGACGGCCCCGGCAATCACTGAAGAGAACCCGCCTTCAAGCATCTGTGTGATGTTGTTGCCGTACTTTTCGAGGTAAGTGTCCTCCGCCTCGGCCTTGTTGTTCTGGCGGTTCCAGGCGAGCACATCCACGTAGGTGTTCGAAGCTGGGTCGTACTCGATGAGTTGGCTGCCGCGGAACATCAAGACGTTGCGCATCCAGCCAGGGATGCGGAGAAGTCTGTCCGGAGCCCAACCCGAGCGATAGGAGGTGATCGTCTCAATCATCTTCGCTTGGTAGCCGGGTGGGAATTGGAGACGCTGCTCCTGCTGCTCTGCTGTCTCCGTCTGCGGATTGTCCGGACCATGGGCGATGTTGAGTTGATCCTGGGGCATTCCTGCCGATCCGATCGCTACTGGATTTGTCGCCATCGCTTTACTTGGTCACCCCTTGTTGCCGTGCGCGTTCATCGGCTTCTCTGCGCCAGCGTGCGCGCATCTCCGCGCCGAGTATGCGGTGCGGGCGCGGCGGTGCCGGCTCTTCTCCGGGCTCAGTACTTTCCGGCACTCCCTGTTTCGCGCCGACGAGTTCCCACAACTTCGCGTTCGCTTCTTTGAGGTCCGCGATCTGCTTCTCCATCGCGGTGTACTCGCGCTTGCTGACAAACATGAAGTCGAGCATCACAGTTCCTTGAATTTGCCTCTGATATGCCTGTTGATGAATTCGCCTTTACTCGGCGCGCCCTGGAGTTGTTCCCATATTCCAGGCGGCACGCCGAGAAAGACGATACGCTTCCCCTTCTTGGTGGTCACAGTGAGCAGACCGCCGGAGTAATCGATGCTCTGGACCCACGAGCTGTTGACTGGAATTGGCTCTGCCATTAGAACTCTTCGACAATCTCGATTGTCGTTGCTGTCGCTGTGGCCGACTGAATTATGCAGAGGAGAGTAGCCGCAGTGGCGCCGATGCCGAGACCTGGGGTGGCATTCCCTGGGCCGGCAAAGACTTCACCATACGCCGCGTGCTCGGAGATGAAGTTGCGCTGGTCGAACGGAACGTCGGCGGCGCGCGCAAACCAAGTCGTGAATCCAGACGCTGAGTTGTCATTCGGAATCTTGATCTGGAAACCCTGAGGCGCGTTGTTCGCCCCTCCCGCAGTGATGACACTCTCGAAAACTCTCCAGCCACGCGTGGGGCCAGTCGCGTAGACTTTCGTCCCAGCTCCGTTCGCGCCAATGTCGATCAGCCGGATTGTGGTGTTAGGTCCGCCCGCCTTTGCCATGATCTTCCTCTCAGTCAGTTAATTTGGTCGTTTCTCTCACAGCGCTTCAACGAGCAGTCGTGCCACTCCGCGCCCGCGTATCCCAAGCACTTCCGCCGCCGCCTCACTCACGTCCAGTTCCCGCGTGCCCACGAATGGCCCGCGGTCGTTGACCACCAGCACCACGCTTGCGCCCGTGCGCGGATTGGTCACCCGGATGCGCGTGCCGAGCTTCAGCGTCCGGTGTGCGGCGGTCATGGCGTGCGGGTTGAATGGCTCGCCGCTTGCCGTAGCGCGTCCGGCGTAGTGCTGGCCGTACCAGGATGCCAGCACGGCATGCTGCGCCTGAAGACGCATTGTCCGTATCGGCACATGCTTGATGAGCATCAGGCGCGGCTGCGATGGCTCCAGCGGGCGGACACTGGCGGGAAGGGCAAGGGCAAGCACGGCAAGGGTAAGAATGCGTTTCATTTTGCAGCCTTCGCTCGGGCCGCTGCGAGTTTAACGTCCACTTCCCGCTGGAAGATTTGTAGTTTCAGTTGGTCAACTTGCGCCTTTGTCTGCAATTTGGCCTGCTGCTTTACAAGGCGAATTTCCAGCTTCAACACAGAGATTTGATCCGGCTTCGACGCGGGCTGCGAGACAGGAGCCGGTATCGTTGGAGACTGTGGGGCAGGTTTATCCTGCGCACACAATGGAAGTGCCAGCAAGCAAATGAGTGCGATTCTCTTAGACATAATCCCTCTCAATTTCCAAGAAATCCCGAGACAATTAGCGTACCGCCGCCCACTGTGCAGGCGGTCGCCTGGGTACTGGATGCCGCGATATATGCACCATCCATAGTTCCACCTACGCAATGATCCATTACAGTGGCCCCACCATCCGCTTGAATCGTACCAGCGGCGCTGATACTAGATGAGGTTCCTTCAAAGCTCGCTTCGCCAACAAACTCCGAAGTGCCGTTAACCTCAAACAATAACGGGGAAGATGGGGTTATACCAATTCCTACGCCCCCATAGCCCGCCACGGAGAATCGCTTGACCCCGTTTGTAGAAAGGTCGAACTGATTCGTCCCGTACACCCATAACCCAACATTTGCCGCCGGATCGCCACCATAAAGGGAACTGCCGCTGCCTAAGATGGCAATGGGCGAACTGTTATTCAGAAGCTGGATATAAGTATTGAGTCCACTCGCCGACCCATTTAGCGTGAAGGGGAATGTCGCTGAAAGCGACGTAGCAGTCACCGGAGAGGCCGTCATGGAACCCCACTTGATCGCTCCCCCCACGGTTAGGTTACCCGCACCGGGATCACTTACGTCTCCGATATTGACGCCTCCGGTTGGGCCGAAGCATATACTGGGTGTGCCCGCCGCAAGAGGATCACCGCCAATTAGATTGCTGTGATTGACGCACAATGTTCCGTAGGCTTCGTAGGTTGATACCAAAGCCCAGTTGCGCGTATTCGCATTTGCATTCGTATCAAATATTTCGTAAGCGGGCCAGTTAGCTCCAGGCGCGCTCTCGATAGCAAATGGCCCTAAGACTAGGGGAATGGCTGCAGCGATACCGCCAAACCAGGGATTACAGAATGTGCGCAATCCGCTCGGAGAAAGCGGCGGCACACTCGTAAACTGCACAAAGTTGTCGTTCGTTGCTGATGACACCCAGGCGCACTGAGCTCCTGGATAGCCATAACTATAAGTATGGCTGTCTTCATCCGAGACAATGTTCCCTGTTGAATTTACCTCAAAGCGATCAAAGGCTATGGTCCTATAATTCGAGGCATCCCCGTAGTAATTTCCTGCAATGGTACTATCTGAAGATACAGTGAATTTGATGCCATACGCCCTTCCTAACATTTCAATTAGATTATCGTTGATGTGGTTGTGTAACGTTCCGCCCAGCGGCGCATTTGTGCCGGCATTTAATTCAATAGCCGCAGCGGTACTGTCCGATCCTCCTGTCGCGTAGAACACATTGTCGGATATGGCGATAGACGATGCCCACGCCCCCGTCAGTACACCACGCTGGATGCGGCCAAACCCCACGCGCTCGATACTAGAGCCGTAGCCAAAGAACGGTGCAGTAGTCAAATTACTTGGTACGGCGTCCTGCCCGCCGATGACAAAGGCATCTTTTAGCCACGTCCCCGCGTGCCACCCATTCAAAATTGCATTGTCATCTACATACATATCGTGGGCGTGGAGCACCGTGTTTGTGGTCAATACGTAGGGGTTCGTGTCCCATCCGTTGTCTGTTAACGTGATGGCAGAGATGTCTAAATATCCTTGGGCTAAGTCTACAATCTTTGCCGGACTGGTCGTGCTCCGCATATCCAAGATCGTGCCACCAAAAGGCGTTGCGGGTGGGACTTGGTTAGCGCCTGGATACAAGAAACTAGGACCATCGCCAGCAATATAGACAGGAGCCTGCTGATTCAAACAGGCTCCACCATCAAAAGTGCAGGGGCTATAGGTAGAAACCGGAAAGGTTAATTGTCCAAGAATCAGATACTGGCACACGCCCGTATATCCAGTTGGACACCCTTGAGCTTCTGGGGCGTACACGGTGCCACCTTTGAGCGCAGCAACGCTGATTGCCGCTAGGAAAGCCGCTGTATCATCTGTACCGATCCACGCATTTGCGCCGCTCACGTTATTCGTCGCCGCCGTGCCGAGCGTTACCGTTGTGGAGTTGACGATGGTCCCAGTCGTTGTCACGGGTTTTGCAAAAAGGTTCGTCGAAATCGTGGCAGTTCCGCTGCACGTCGCCCCGGTGATTGTGAAAGAAGCTCCCGTCTGACTTCCCGCAGATGTCGCTAGTGTAAGATGATTTCCGCCTTCCACGCCCTGAATTGTGTAGGTGGTTGCGCCAATCGTCATGCTGTAACCTACCCAATTTGGAGAGAACATCCCGCCACTAATCCAAGACACTTCAGCACCTACGGTATTAACTGTTCCAGTAGCCGCGATACCGTTGCCAAGTGTGGCGGAGGTTGGAGCAGTCGCAATACCGGACCCCACGTTAGTGAAGATCAGATCGCTTCCGGCAGCGATAGTATCGGTGCTTGTCAGCCATACATTTCCTGTGACCCCAGATGCACCGTTGAAAGCGCTCAGTGAACAAAACCCTCCAGTTGGTCCACTAATCGTTCCGCCTGACTGATAAGTTCCGTTCGCCATGATCCGCGAACCCATTTCCACCGTAAAGGTGCGGGCATTATCCGAAGAAGTGAAGGCTGCAGTTGCAGAATGGAGAGTGTACGATCCGGCGTTGATTGAGGCATCCGACACCATCCGCTCATCGCCCTTCGCGCCGTAACCAGGATTTGTTACGTTTATAGGAGACATGGCGGAACTGACAAGATTTGGCTCAATATCCTGCCCCGCAATCTGCGCTGCGGCTTGCGCTGCGGACTGCGCTGTTACATGGCCGTCTGAGCCTGTGGCGAGAGCGTTAGCGCTCTTGATCGCTTGCAGGATCGGCAAGCCCGTGGTGTTCGCGGCGGGCAGCACTCCTGCAACGGGATAGCTTGCCGCAGGGGTGTAGGTCGTGTACGCCGCGTCCTGCTCCCAGGTCGTCTGTGACGGAGATACCGCGTGATAATACGCAAACGAGCCTGTGTTCTTCAGCCAGAGATACGGCGTCGTGCATCCTGTAGGCACAGTGCCATAGGTCCACACGATGAAGCTGGAACCGCCCGTGGTCGTCACGTTGGCTGAGGCATTCAGTGCATTTGTGGTGTTTACGCCACTCGAATCGATGCAGGTCAGCACGGCTTGATTCGTTGTGCTCGCGGGCACGGACTGGCCTGAGTTTGTTGCTGCGCCTGTGGGGGCCGCTGCGTCGGTTACGGCGCTTAGCGTCAAGCCCGGCGTGCTCACGTTCACCGGGATCGCGGCTGCGGTGACGTTGGCGAGACTCACCGCCGGCGCGTTCTTGAACGCTGTCGCACTGTAAGCCCCGCCCGATGAGGTACTGGTCAGAACGGCGTCCGTTGATCCGGTAGAGTTCCCTGTGGCAAACGTCGTAGTGTCCGCTGCGCTCTGCACCGGAATTGATCCCGCAGCGCCGCCTGCAATGTTTGTGCTCTTGGTTGCGCTGGAGGCCGTGGGCGCGTTTCCGGTCCATGTACAGACCGCCGGATTGGCTGCCGTGCAGGAAAGAAGAGTATTGCTGGAGGTCGGCTGCGCAACCGGAAGCTCGATTGTGTAGGATGTGATTGCTCCGTCAGCTGGTTGAAGCGACAATAGGCCGCTCGTGGCGTTTGCCAGAACCAGGGGTGCAAGCGTTCCCGCCGTGCTCACGATGCTGCCGAGTGGAATCGTCGTTGCTGCGCTGGCCTGTGAGGCTCCGTTTGCGTAGAGATACCCCGTCAACCCAGTGAAAACCGGAGCGGTAGCAAAGGTGAATTTCCCGGTGTAGTCAACCTTTCCGACCGAGGCTCCGCCATTTACGTGGAAGTCGAGGAAGTTCCCGGTGAAGCCGCTCGGAGCGTTGATGCCAAACTCCGTACCCGAGGTGGAGAACGACGAAACAGCGCCCCCGCCGTTGAGATAGGCAAGCGGGAAATTGGTTGTGGCCGTGCCGCCCGTGTAAGGTGCCCCTGTTGCGTAAAGCGAGGACTGAGAGGCCGTGCCGATGTAAGACGTATAAAACGGCTCGGTGGTATAGACCAATCCGGTAGCATCGAACAGGTGCGGCGTCGCCCACGAAGTACCGCTCGACCAGAGCGCGTAGCCAGGAGTAGTAGGCCAGGTCATCGAGCTGCCGCTGCCGAACGCCGTCCATGTGTCCGTCGCAGAACAATAATAGGGCGTTGTGCTGACCGTGTTGAAGTAGACCTGCCCGGCCGAGCAGTGAGATGGTGCCGCGGCAAACTTCGGGAAAGATCCAAAGTTCAAGTTTCCGCTCGAGTCGCAGGTCACTGGATCGTAGTTCGTCGAATCGAATCCGTAGAGAGTGATGGCGGTGGGGGGATTCGGAACGACGGAGCTGTTCGCAGAGACGGCGATCGGAATGTAGAGGCCGGCATTGGCGCCAGAAGTCGCCAGGCAGTAGCCGAGATACGCCTTTGGTCCCACCGGAAGCGCTTGGGCGCACGCGAGCGATGCACCCGCGAGGAACGCGAGCGCCAGAATCAGAACTTTTCTCATGGGAAGAGCTCCCTCTCTACTTTTGGACATTCACTACCGGCATCGCCCGCTTCTTCGCTAGGCTGCCGTACCGTCCGCGCGCCGCGGCCATCAGCTTCTGCTTCGGGATGGGTTTCTTGGGATCCACGTCGAGTTGCTCGTGCAATTGGCCGTGGGCATTTTTGAATGCGCCGGCCGCCCAGTTCTTTTTCTCTGCCATAGGAGTTTCGCGGACAGCAAAAGGGACGGCCTTTGGAGCCGTCCCCTCTGCTGCTCTGACTGTCCGCGACCTGCCTTTCCGCCGGAACCGGCTATGAATTGAACATCTGAACTTCGGCCTCGCGGCGTGCCTGGAGCCCCGGCGACTTCACCAATACGCCTTTCACGTGCTCCCAGACCCACGCCAGCATCTGCTCGGGAACCTGATCCCATCCATGGTGCATCATAATCGCAAAGGCGCGCGGCCCCTCGTTGAAGCAAAAGTCTACGCAGGCATCGAACTGGTTCTGCGTGCAGGTCGGCGGGATAAGTGCGTTCACCGGAGACTCGAAGCGTGTGCGCAGATCGGAGATAAGCAAGGCCTCCGCCTGGGGCCGCGTCAGGCCGTTGGGGAACGATTCCCACGGCAGGAGATCGTGCCCAAATCCAATCGCGGGGTTCCCGTTGTCGTTGTAGACCTGGGCGGCGAACCCTTCATTCGACTCGATGAACGCGATGCCGTTCTCGCTGGTGTGCATCATCCCTCCGATGTTGCGCGGGCCGCGACGTGCTCATGCCACTCCCGGTGCGCCTGCCGCCGATCTTCGGCTACGATGGCACCGCACTTTTCGCAGACGTAGAGCTTCACGTCGAACTCCGCGCTCCCACCCGGCGAGACGGCCTGGGCGATCAAGACGAAGCGGTCCATGGCTACTGGCCCGTCTGCTTCTTGAAGTGGGTCGAAAGGTATCGCTTCACGAAGTTCTTCTTGGCCTGGCTCTGCACCGTGGCAGGACCGCCGAAGTAATGCGCAATGCCGGCCGAGAACTTCCCAAACTTGTTGCCGCCAATCAAGCCGCCCCCGGCGTACCCGCCGATAGCAGACGTGTTCGGCGTGAGCATGACGGTAAAGTTCAGCGTGCCCTGGACGGCAGGCTTGGTCCCTCCGGCCGCAAGCGTGGCCGCGCCGCCTCCCACGTCGAGCGAGAGCGCCACCTGATTGCCGAAATACTTGGTCAGGTCGGGCTGGAAGCTCACGAGTCCGGTGTAGGCGTCGAACGCGTTCGCAGCCACATCGTTGCGCCCGCCCAGCGACAGGATGTTGTTCTTCGCGGTGCCCAGGTACAGAAAGGGCACGCTGGCGGTCGTCTCGTTGCCCACAAACCAGGCTTTCTGGTAGTAGTAGGCGCTTGCGGTCGTTCCAACTGTGACCTGCGCGCTGGCGGCCATTGCCGCAGCGAGGAACAACAACAACAGGCCCGCGGTGATGAGAATGTGCTTCATGGTTGTCTCCTTCTCCATTTCTTGATGAGGTCTGACGCAGAAAAGCTCAGAAGAACCAAGAGCCAGAAAGCGCCAAGGCCCAGTTCGGCATATGCCCAGACAATTCTACTCAGGAGCACCTTGTTCCTCCATTGTAGTTACGAAACGGAATCCCGTGCCACAGAATTTGCAGGGAACAAACGGATTTGTTTCTTCGGGATAGGCTGCAAACATTCCTATTCCGTGTGCGTGCCCACGTTCTTTGCAGATCGCGTATTGGCGCTTTCGTTCAGCAGCGTCCTCTCCGGTGGCGTTGACTAACCGAGCGTAAGAGGAAGCAGCCGTTTCGGATCCAGTCTGTGCGCCCAAAACTGGACTTGCCGCCGCGATTACAAACGTTCCAAGAGCTTCACGCCGGTTCATTGACTAGCTCACTTTCTGGATCCACGGCAAACCTCGCTGCCCCCATGGGCTGTCTCGTTTGTTAAAGTGCCGCCATCGCGGCTACAACGGTTGTGGGATTCCTGAGCCATGCCTCCCCGCAAATTGCCAGCAGCGAGGGCACGTCGATGATCCCGATGGAGTTCCAGGTGAACATTGCGTATCCTGAAGAATCAGCTTCGAGGAGATAGCCGTCTTCTGTCACTCCGAGTTGCTTAGCTAGCCAGCCGATCTCTCCGTACCCGCAGAGCGAGACGCAATGATCCTCGTTCTGGTCCCGCTTGAATCCCGAGGCGAGCCAGCCGTCTGTAGGCGGATCGGGAACCGCGTTTTCAAGCTGATCCGCGGCTACTCCGATCTTGACCGGCCCTTGTGCGATGGCGTTCTTGAGAATCGCCGCGTTGGTCCAATCCACGGAAACGTAAGGCCCGTCATCCAGGCGCGAACTTCCCTGGAGGAATCCACCCTTTTGCATCAGGTCGAGAACCTGCGTCAGATCGGCCCCATTTAGAACGCCGTTCGCCGTCGCCCAGGCGACTACCTCATCGTCGGTGACGAAAATCTCCGGCGAGTGGCAGGCTTTGGCGAACGCCTCTTCGGCTGTCACACAGTCGCCATCGACATCGTTGGCCCACATCGATATCTGCACAGGCTTCCACAGGAACTGTGGCGGCGTCGGAGCCAATGGAACGTGTGGCCGTGCAGCCGCGAGGCGATGCCTGGGAGATGGTCTTGCGCCTCTGAGTCTCATGCGGTGTTGCCTCCTGCGATGTACTGGTTGAACTTCTCGGTGATCTTGGCGAAAATCTGGTCGTCCGTGAGCAGGATCGCCGGGAAGTGCTTATCGAGGATCGCCACGGTCACCTGGAGAGCGCCGTCATAGGCGTAGCCGATCGTAGCGCCCCGATAGGACAAGTTGCCGGTCAGCGGGCCGGTCTGGACCAGGTGCACGGCGGCATCAGCGATCAGCGCGACGAGCAGGGCCGCGAACTGCGCGGGAGTGAGGGCGAGGTTCACTTCGCCGCCTGGGTGGACTTGGCGTCATTCGTGATGAGGCCTACGTACAGCTTGGCCAGCCCGCAGATCACCGTTCCCCAGAACACTTCATTCTGGGTGATGCCGTGCTCCTGAAGCGTGGCGACGGGAATCACCGCGAAGTAGCCGCCGGTGATGACCACCAGCGTAAGGAAGTTCGCCGCGGTCGATTTCCAGTTCTGCGTAAAATGCGCCCATGCGCTAACGATTGTGCTCCACATTGTCGGTTCTCCTTTCAGAATTCTACGCCCGACCCTGCTCCCGTTTCCACTCAGCCATTTCGCGGTCGGTGATCGGGCGCGGAGCTGGCCTGGATGTACCGGATTGCACAGACGGCTCGCTGCCCCTAGTGCTCTTCTCAGGTAGAGGTGCTTCGATGCTTTCGATCTTGGTAACGCTTCTCATCGTCTGCCTGATCTTCGGCGTGGTGTACTGGATCATCAGCCTCATTCCCCTGCCGGCGCCCTTTGGCCGCGTGGCTCAGGTGATTGTCGCCGTGATCTTCCTGATCTACCTGCTGTACATGCTACTGCCATACGCCGGGTTTGCGCATCCGCTGGTCAGATGAGTAGCGGTCTGACAAGCGATGATTGCCGGTGTCTTCAGCACTCCTTTTGGCAGGAGTTTAGTCCCCTCTACGAGTGTTAGGACAGCCACCAGCAGTCCTATGATTGCAACCCATCGCATGACTTTCTTGTTGTGAATATCCAGCACGTCCCTAACCGAATTCTGCTGCGTGATGAACGCCTTCTCTCGCTCTGTCTCCCGCGTGTTGTACGCCGCAACGAACTCGTTGAGCGTATCGAGAAGTCCCTTTTGCCCGTTGCCGTAGAGGTCGGACATCACGCTCTTGTGATCCGCTGTCAGTGAGGCCATATCTGTCTCCAGTTTCCGCAGACGCCCATCGAGCTCGCCAAGACGCCCATCATCGCTCATCGCCTTCCCCTATCCTACCCTACCTGTCCTGCCAAAATCACCTTGAGCCGCTCGTCTACGTGCGCCAGTTCCTTCAACACGCGCGTCGCACGGATGCCTTCCAACGGCCTGCTCCCAACCGACTGACGCAGCCGGTCCAGATCCGCGCAGATGCGCAGCGGCGTGTCCATCACCGCCTCTTCAGCGTCGCCATCAGACTCAACGGCGCAGTGCACGATCCTTCCCAGCAGTTCACCTGCTCCGGCGTGAAGCAATCGAAGCAGCCCGGAGACTTCTCGAGCACCGCGGTCGATGGAGTCCCCAACGCCGGAGCCAGCGGAACGCCCGGAACTGCGATTGGCCCAGCCGTGTTCGACGGCCCGCTGTTCTGCGTCCCCTGGATCGTTGCTGCGATGTAGCAGACCGTCATCCCGGTCGCCGTGGTATCAGTCCAGGTTGTGCCCGAGGGACGCGCCGTGGGCGTGGTGACCTCCTGAAAAGCTGTGCTGGTCGAGGCAGGGCACGTTGCGCCTGTCGCGCGGTAGATCGCGTAGGTGCATGGCGCGGCCGTGGTGCAGCCGGTCCAGTTGCCGCTTGCGACTGGCGCGGTCCAGGTCAGAACTACCTTGGCCGACGAAGCGGGCGGGACCTGCCCGTGACAACCTGCCGCTAGAACTGCGAGTGCGAATGCTGCAAAGATGCGTTTCATGGTTCTCCTCACGGAAGTACCGGATCAATGTGGTAACTGACATACTCGGTCATGTTCGAAATAAATCCACAAGTAGCTGAATTCTGGATAATAACACCTTTGAGCGTTGTGCTGTTATCGGCATCTTCCTGAATCCAGCACTGCGGCGGTGCTGTCGCATGAACTTGGGCTGGCGTAAGGACTGGCATGCTCGCTTTCGCGCTTACCCAGCCTACCTCGAAAAGATCGTCGTCCACCGGCGTTGTGCCAAATGTCACCAGTACAATCCCGCTGGTCGAATTGCACACTGCCGTTCCACCATGTCCCGAATCCCAGCATACGGCCGTTCCACCATGTGAGGGATCGACTCCTGCGTCGGCCACAATGATAACCGACTGCGGGGTGCCTGCGATCGGTGTAATCGCGCCCGTAGCTGGAGTTAGAATGTCAAATTCTGGGGCAGCGACTCTTTCAAGTGTTACTGCAATGCCCGGATGATTGAAGCTCGATGGAACCGCGCCGTGCAACAGATCGCGCCGCACCCGCTCGATGGTCTCCCCGGTCGTCACCAAGTCCCATGCGGGGTTGTTTGGCCCTGGCACGACGATGACAAACCAGTTGTAGAACTGGTTGCCTTCTGTGCTCAAGGGGCCTGGCCACATCCGCAAGCCCACGGTGTGCGGCGTCGCCTCACCCGTCACGACTGTGGCGGCTCCCACGATTGATTCCCAATCCCCGTTGAGCGTGATCCCCATCTGCCAGAACTGCGGAGAGTTGCCGATAAAGCTGTCCGTGCCGAAGCTCGCTATGTCCAGAGAGGCGTTACCAGCGAGAGAACTCGGCGCATTCAGCCCGGCGCCGTGCCGCACTTTCGCTCCGTAGAGAATCCAGTCTCCGGCATAAGTGGCGATTGATCCGGTCCAGCCATACGGCGGGGGATAGGCGGCATCCGAGATTGCCTTGATCTCAATTGCGTCGGCAGACCCGTCCGGCCCGACGACCGTGCTGACTGTGCATTTACCTGAAGAGACGCATTGTCCTGAGACGTTCGCCGCGGAATTGACCGCTTGGGTTGCGAACGGAATCACGCTCGGCCCGAGTCCAGCATCCTGTCCGTAGAATTCCGTCAGTTGCTTTCCACCCGAATCAAAGGTTCCCGCCGGGAAACCCGGCCTCACTGGCAACTCTAAGTTATCCGTGGGCCACGCAATCAGCCGACCGTTGAAGTCCGGAGGCGCGAGGCAGTAGGTCGCCGACGATTCCCATCGGCCGACGTGCACTGGTCCAACGAAATACCCCGCATCTCCATCAGTGGTTCCCACAGTGCAAAGAACCGGTGTGCCGATTGCGTTGTCTTCTGGAACTGCGTAGTCGAGTTGAAAGGGGTTAGAGGAGCCGTATCGATTGTCGATGTCAACCGCGTACTGCGGTGACATGCGAAACTCGACATGCTCGAAGTCGGGCATTGACACCGAGGCCGTCCTCTGATTGCTATCTGCCTCGAAGCCACCGTAAAATGTCGTGTCCTTGAAGCTCGTATGTCCGCAGCCGCCCTCATTCGGAACGTCTCCGTAGTAGGTGCAACGCCACGCTCCCGAAGGGAAACTCGGCTCAGCGCAGTTCTGGTATCCGGTGGTGTAACACGTCCAGAACGAGGCCAGCGACGAGGCAACCGAGACATCTCTGACAGTCGAGAGCCCGAGGTTTACGTCGGCACCGATGGAGGTCACATTGGCGGACGCCGCGAATCCATCCCCGATCAACGTTGCGTCGACCGTATCACCCGTTACAAACTGAGCGCCGGTCGCGGACTGGATCTCCAGATAGTCGAGCTCATAAGGACCGACTCCGGCCGGCAACGCGACACCGGCAATCCCCCAATGCGCGGTTGCGAGATGCGTTTTGCGGAACGTTGCGGTCAGGGTGGAACTCCCCACGTTCGTCAGCCGCGTGGACTCAAAGCTGTCCTGGTTCCACCCGGTGATCGTGCAGCCGGTCGTGGTTCCCGCCGCTTGGTCCTCTGCCCACGAGATCAGGTGCTTCTGGTAGTTCACCGCAATCACGAAGGTGTTTGTCACGTTGAAGCTGGAATCCGTGCACCCGCTGACAGTGATGAGCGAACCCGGCGCCATCCGAGTGTAGGAGGTCAGCGTTGCCGACACGTTGGGGCTGTTTCCCGTCCATGCCGTCCGTGTCACAGTGCCGATCGTTGTGACGGTCACAGGATCTACGATGGTGAGCCATGAATTTGTACTCAAGTTTCCGATCACACCGGTGGTGAATGTCGGCGTGAAGCTGTGGCTCCCGATCGATGTGATCGCCGTCCCCATCGTGCCCTTCCACGGCGCGCCATGAATCTCCGCCGCTGGGCCGCGGTTCTGGAATCCTTGAGGCGTTCCGCCCGAATTCCCTTGCAGCACGATGAAAGAGTTTTCAAGAAGTGTATCGCCTAACTGCACCTTTCCTTCGATGAGAATCAGGATCGATTTCGAATACGCAGAAGTAATGGCGGTCTGCGTCTTCCAATAGCAACCCACGCCGGTGCAGGGCAGCAGCACAGTGCAGGACACGCCGCCTGTGCCGCTGTCGCCCGGGCAGGCCGCGATCGCGCTCTGTACTGCAGGACCGATGTCTGTTCCCGACATGCCATCGATGACCGCGCCATACTTGACGATGTTTTGGACCGGAGAGATCCCCAAACTTCCTTGCGCCGCAAGCAATGAAGTGCCTCCAGTGCAGCCGTTGGGGATGGTATTGGGATCGCAGGCGCTTCCTCCAAACGAAGTCGCCACGTAGGCGCTTCCGTTCCAAGTGTAGGCAATCAGCACAGCATCTCGCTGATCGGAGATCGACACCAGCGATGTTCCGTAGGCTCCGGTGATCATGCCCGTGGTCCCGCCGGCCAACGTCCACGCCGGAGTCAAAACCACCAGCGCGCCCTGCGGCAAGCCCGTCTGGTAGTCGATCGCCTCCTGCAGCCCGGCCGTGCCGCTCTTGACGGTATAGCTCAAGTGCGAGTAGCTCATTGTGGCCGTCAGCGAACAGCCACCTGGTCCCACGGTCACCTGCGTCGGCGTCACGGTCTCCGTGTGCGCCGGAACTCCGTTATCCACGATGGTGAGCTTGCGACCCACCTTCGGCGCCGTGAAGCTGTAGCCGCCCACCGTGGAGATCTGGCACACCTGCGCGCTGGGCCAAGCGATCATCCCGTTGGCCGGCCCCGTCCCTTGCGGCAGGGACCACGCGGCAAAGTCGGAGGCATAGAGGATGCCGCCGTTCGAACCTTGGCCGTAGGCGCACGCTCCCCATATCAGGAACGCATACACGGCTGCCCAGAAGATCGCTCTCAGCACATTGGATGTTTTCACTGGTGCTGTTCCTCTTGTTTCTTCAGCTTATCCTCCCGCTTAGTGGGCAATCACCCACCACATCGTGCCGTCCCACTGGAACGTGTCGGTGCTGCCGTAGGTCCAAACCACTTCCGAGGTGTCATTGCCTGAGTTGCCGATCGCGGGACCGCCGACAGCATTCACCGTGACGTTCGCGGAGTTCGTCAACTTATTGCTCACCCTGATGATCTGGCCCTGCATCAATCCCGCCACGGGCAGAGTAACCACGGCGTTAGATGCGCCGGTCACGCGGATGTTCGCATCCGTCGAAAGAATGCTGTATCCATCCACGTGGTCTGCCCAGTAGGGAGAACCGAGCATCCCGGTTATCTGACCCGTGTTGTTGACGGTCGGGAGGGTGCCGCTTGTGCCGCTCGTTGCGGGCAATGTCTGCAGATAGACGTTTGTGGGGCTCGTAAAATAGTGTGCCGGCGTGCACGATGATCCCGTGCAGACCCACACTTGGTAGGAGAGCGCGCCCGTGACTGCCGTCCATGACCACGCGATGCTGGCGGTCGTACCTGTGGTCGTCTTTGCCGCGGAGATGGTGTTTGGGGCAGTGTGATTTCCGGCCGCATCGATGGCGACGATCCGAGCGTAGTTGTACGCCGAGGCCGTCATGGTGCCGCCGGTGGTCGATGCTGTTCCGGCTGTCGTGTCCGTCCCGCTCGCCAGGGAGTTGACCGTGATGGCGGAGGTGGAGATCTTCGCCGGTGCACTCACTCCGGTGAGGTTCCCATACTGATCGCACTGGACGGGATAGACGGTGTAGTTGGCCGTCGTGGGCAGAACGTCGACCCAGTTATTCAGGGTGGAGTTGTAGCACTGGCCCATCTTGTTGACGCCGTAGTTTGGGGCCGATGGGTTGACGTACTGTGCGCTGGCGAGGCTCGCCCCCAGCAGGCATATTGCCGCAATGACTGCGAAGCGGATCTTGGTCATGTCAGGGGCTCCTCTCGTCCCTTAGATGTGAGGGCTGGGCCTCCTGAGAGAACCCAGCCCATTGATCGGCTCCGAATTGGAGCCGCGGCCCGCGAATGAATCTGCGCGGGGAACTCAGTAGCAGGACCACTGGAAGCTGTACGGGGTCGTCGAGGCCATGGCCGACGCGACCGTGACCGTCAGCACGGCGTGTGTCCCGCCGGCGTAGGTGGGCGTCACTGTCAGCGTTGGCGGAGCTGTGGCACCGAGCAAGACCACCGTGCAGGTCGGGGCGTATGCGAACTGGTTGCTGGTCGACCAGGTTTCCGTGAACACGATGCCTGTGGTCCCGGTGCCGGTGGTGACCTTCACGATCCCCGTCAGCGCCGTGCCGGTGTCGGACGTGCCGGTCGGGCTTCCGACCGCAGCGCCGTAGGCCGTGGTGGGCTTGGTGTTGAGCCAGGTGCCGGAGGCGTAGGCCGACCCATTCCACACGTAGTAGGTGAATCCGGCCGTGGTGTCGTCGACCAGGATGGCCGAGACACCGCCCTTGGCCGCCGCGATGATCGCCGCCGGCGTGGTGCTCGGCACGGAGTTGGCCAGCGCGTACCAGTTGCGGTCGAGCCACACGATCGCTGGCGCAGTCGCCGTCCGGCTGATGTTGTTCAGCACCTCCTGTAGACCGCCTGTGCCTGAAACCACGTCGAACGAGTAGTGATTGCTGCCAGGCGAGACCGCGATCGTGCAGTAGGCGTTGCTGTTTGTGACCGCGGACGGGGTGACAACCTCGTTGTTGGTTGTCGGGCCGGTGACGTCAACGATCTCGACCGGGGCATTGGTGGCGAACGGGAAGAAGGCCGCTCCGGCGCTGCCCGTGGGGCTCACGAGGCAGACGGTGCCCGGGGACCACTGGTAGGTGTTGGCCTGCTGGCCGCGAACCGCCCACTGACCGAAGTCGGAGGCGAAGTACCAGCGCTGCATGAAGGTTTGGTTGCCCTGCGCCACCGCTACGGGGGCCGCGCAAATGGCGACCAGTGCGATGAGCGCGACGACGATAAAGCTCCGAGCGAATGTACGCATGGTGACGATTCTCCTTTGAATTGAATGGATTAAAGGCTGGCCCACACGCAGAAGACCGTGAAGGCGAGGAATGCTGCCGCGATGAGGGCGCGCTTGGCCCACTTAGTAGCCATCGGCCGTCCAGTACATGCCATCCGTCGAAGATTCGGCGCCGACCTCAACCGTAAATCCTGTGGTGTTCACCGTTGTGGCTTCGATGCTGATGAACCCGATCCCGCTGCTGTAGATCGTGATGCTGGTGGCGTTGACCACGATGCTCGCCGAGGTTGTGAAGGCTGTTGGGAAGGTCACAGCCGTCCCCGTGCTCACCGAAGCGGAGCCGGTGATGCTGCCCCATTGGTGGATGTGGCCGGTGGGGTCCTTGATCCAGTAGCCATTGGCGTTGTTGCCAGACGTGTAGCCACCGCTCGTGCTTGCGGCTGTAGTGATCCGACCGTAGGCGTCGACTGTGATGTTGGGCGTGGTGTAGCTGCCCGCCGTCACTCCGCTGGTCGCAAGATCGATCGTCGTCTCCGCCGGCGATGCTGAGTCCGTCGCCGTGAGCCGCGGGGAGAAGTTTAGTACTGGCCGCTGAGTCTTCGCTGTGCCGTTCGCCGCAACTGTCTGATAATACGTGGTGACGCTGGTCAAGAAGTTGCAGAACGTATCGACCGAGGTCCCGTCCGAGCATAGGCCCTGGCCGGCCGTGCCGCCGCTGTGGTTGACCAGGTAACCTCCGTTGGCATTGATCGTGCCATTGGCGTGGATCTTACCGTAGTTGCCAGAACCCTCGACATCGACGCCGTAGATCGGACTCAGGACACCGACACCGAATCCGGCGGCCGTCATGTAGTAGCTGCCCAGAGACAGCGGTCCCGAGATCGATTGCTGAGCGTGGTTTTGGGGCGAGGCGAGGATCGGCGCCGGGAACGTCACAACGCCGTGGTAGTACGGCAACCCATAGGAAAGATTGATGGTTGTGTTCGGGCCGAGCAACTGCCACATCATCGGGTAGCCGGGCAGCGTGTTGCCGCTCGGGTCAGTCATCGAGACCGTGTACCCCGTCCCGGTGGGCCAGATGGCGTCATTCGCAACCTGTTTGCAGATGGTGGTGTTGGAAGCGGGAGGATTGGCGCCCGTCACGAGCGCGACGGACTGGGTGTAGACGTTGGATCCCGTGGTCTGGCCCTGGTAGGTCTCCGTGCCGGAGCTCGTCCCGATGTAGACGTTCATGCCGGCCGCGCCTGCTGGCAAGCCAATGGACGGCGGCGCAACCTGCAGATTGCCCTGGGCTGTGAGTTGGGCCGTCGACTCGGGCGAGACCTGCGTCACCGTCCCGGTGGACGTGTACCAGGCAAACTCAACAAAGTAGTTGGCCGCGGCGAGCGTGCCGCCTGAGTAGGAGGGGGTGTTGAGGGAGGGCTGCTGGGGATTGGTGATGCCAACGACAGCGCCGAGAGGATCGGTGCCGCAGTAACTTTGGTTATTAACGACAACTCCAATCCCAGCTATAAATCCAAATTGATTCGGAACAAATGAAATCGTGTAGTTCGAGGCTGGAAGTCCGTTGCTGGATTGAATAACCCCGGTAAGTGTCACGAATTGCGCATGAGACGTAAGAGGAAGAAATAAAATAAAGGCTAAATAATATTTAACTTGGCGAACGGTCCATGATAAACAACCGCTGCAGCATTGTAGATTGCGGCTCCCTTTTTGGGGTCTGTGCAGGATCCTAGTTCGATGGTCTTGCCGAGAACCGTAATCCGAACATTGTATTTCTTTTGCCGTTTGTGCCAAGTTACCCCCTTAAATCCGCTCTTACTATTACTGCGGACTTTACGGTTACAAGCGTTTTGCGATTCCGAAACCGGACGCAGGTTGTACTCCCGGTTGTTGAGCGTATTGCCATCGGCATGGTCGCGTATCTCTTTTTCCCCGCAAATCTGAGCAACCATTCCAACAGTGCGGTTTTTCTTTGTTTCCGGATCCCACTCAGCCCTGCGAGCGTAAAAGCTTTTCGTGTGTTGGGCAAACTGGGCGTACCAGTTGAAGCGGCATAGTTCATCGAAACGATGCGCATCCACTATAGCGTATTGGTCCCGCGTAAGCGGGATGCGCCGGTAAAAGCCATGCTGGTCGGAATAAACGGTCGGGTCTGCTTTGGGCTTGTTGGCTGATTTGTTGTACATTCCACCATTGTACACAATAACAAAGTGAAATGCGAAGTCGAGCGATCACTAGACTGGAACTCCTTCGATCTCTTCTTCATCCTTGGACGTGGGGTACGCCCCGCCAGCCCGCTTGACCTCTGTCCACCCTTCAGGCCACGCCTGGCAGGCGGCCATGATCTCAGCCGCCGGAAGAGGGTTGTCTCGCCCGGCTGCGACCGCAAACATCCAGTCGACGCCCTTGTCCTTGGGAATCCGCAGCAAGATGTCGTTCTGGTCGGTCCAGCAGCCGTTTCGAACCTTCGGCCAGTAGATTCCGGCCACAATCCCCGGGACAACCTCGGCGTTGTTGGGCAGTGTAGTTCGGCCGCTCATTGGAGAACCTCCGCAGGCGCCGCCGTCTGCGCAGCAGCCTGTTTCTCGGCCGCATCGGCGTCCAGGTCGGCCGCGCTGGGCTGGCCCTGCTCGCTGGCGCCGAGGTGTGCATCCGGCGACGGCCTGTCCAGCACGATCGACAGCCGCGGCGGCTTTGGATTATCCCTCATCCCACCCATCGCTTGAGACGCGGGCTCCTCGACCACCTTGCGGATCTCGCCGGCGATCTTCGCCTCCCGCAGGACCTGCGCCTCGGCGTGCGCCTTCCGCGCCGCGTCCATCGCTGCCTCTTGCGCGTCGATCTGTGCCTGTTGCATGTCCATCTTCATCCGGTTTTCCCGATGCACGCACATCGCGTGTTCCATCGAGATTATGGCGGAATGGTCATTGATGTTGTACTTTTCAAGTTCCAGATACATTTTCTTGGCGATGCCAAATACTTCCTCCGGGCGGAGGTGCGGTGTTGCGGTGCTGCTCATGGCTTGTGCTCCTTGGGTTTGGCTTTCGAAGATCTGAAGATAACGACAACCAGCACGCCGACGTAAAGCAGGATCACGGCCAGGCCAAGAACCACAGGGCTCATGCCGGCCTCCACACCCTGATCTCGTCCAGCCAGCTCCGGCGTTCCCGAACTGGACACGCCTGGTGCTTGGCCGCCTGCTCTTCGAACCACAGCAGGTGATTCAGCGGGTCGCCTTTGATCCTCACCGGCTTGGCTGCCCCGGCCAGGATGGCGAACTTGGGCACCTCGAGCGTCTCCCCGCACCGAGAACACTGGTAAGCGTCGAGCATCGGAAACACGATAAGCTCTGACGTTTTCGCCGTGCTGGGGGTTGGCTGAGTGCTCATCGACGCCCCTACGAGGCTCCTATTGCGTTGTTTTCAAGCGTTTTGGGTGATTTTCGCCAAATGCTTGCGATCCGGCATCCGGCGCATGTCCACCAACTGCAGCACCGAAAACCCTCCCGATCGCCGGCTGATCCAGCGGTAATCGTCGGGCCAGGTCGCCACGTTCTGCCCAGCGCCCACCCACACCAGGATGCCGGCCGCCACCAGCCGCTCAATCTCCCGCCGCGTGTGGTGCGCGTGGCAACAGCCGGGTCCAAAGCACGGCTGAGCAATCTGGTACTCGGTCAGCCAGCGCGCGTCGCGGCTCGAGAGCAGGCATACCCGGCGCCGCTGCACCGCCTTGGGCTGGATCCGCGCCGCGGTCGTCTGGATTCGGCTCTGGCCCGGCTGCTGGCGGTAGACCCGGCCGTGGACATGGGTGATGACCTTCAGGCCTGTCTGGATCTGCTGAACGTGAGCCAATCAACCCTCCAAACAGAAGGGGCAGCCCGGTAAAGAGCTGCCCCTCGTCTGTGCTGGTCCGTTGCTTCTGCGTGTTCAAGCAGCCTGCGTCTCCAGCTTCGGAAATGGGCCTCTATCCTCGGCCCGCGGAATGCCTTTGAGCCTCGATTGTTCCACGTGGAACATCAATCACTGGCTCTTTCGGGGATACCCGCCCCAAACCCCGTCAATCGACGGGTTGCTGTTGGGGAGATGGAAACCGCTGGTGCCACCCCGCCACCACCCCCTGCCTGGCCCAGCAAACAACCGGCAGGATGGGCCGGAACGTCATCATCAACGGGGAAACTTTTGGGGCACCTCTTGCGGCTCCCCCTTTCCCCCTCATTGCGATGGTGCCAACAACTCGGAATTGTAGGCTGATTTGTAGAATTGTCAAGTTGGGTGTTTACGGGAATGGTACACAGAAAGTTGTATAGGCTATGACGATTTGTGTTGACAAAGGGCATTTGGCGTGCGTAATGTAATGGGGAACGAGAAAGCATCTGGGAAGGAAAGACACAATGACCACGTTACAACACTCATTTACTCTGCATCTTAAGGCGTCCAACGAGGGACGCGGGACGGCGCAGCCTACAGTGTCGATAGACTTTCTGTGCGCGAGCGTCAAAACGGAAAATGTTGAGAAGATGCTGAATGGCTTCCATGGTCTCCTCAATCTCGCTGTCGAGATACAGGAAACAGTCCCATCGAAGCTATGAAGTTTTCGCCTAACCGGCCCCGGCCGCAACCCCGCATCTCAAGGAGCACGCCATGTGTGAGCTTTGTGGAACGAAGGAAGAGCGTAAGAAGCACATCGAATCGCTGATGTATTTCTCTGAGCAGCTTGAGCGCATGGCATCGTTTGTCCACCTGGTCGCGCGGGGCACCATAAAGCCGCATACGCCTGAGATGAAGAAGAACGATGCCCTTGCTCACGAAATCATCCGCCGGCTCGTAAACGATTGGATGTAGCGCAACCCCGCCAGTAGGCGCAACAAAGGAGCGTAACACCGTGAAACGAATCAAACTAGCGAAGGGCGAAGCGCTGATGCTCCGCACCTGCAATCCAGATGGCACCAGCTACGATGGTTTTGTTTGGCCAAAGTCTGGTCCGGTCGAATGTCCTGATTGGAACGATGAACCAAGATGCGGCAATGGTCTGCACGGGCTGCTCTGGGGAGCAGGCGATGGCTTAGTACTGAATTGGGGCGACGCTGCATGGGTTGTGGCACGCGTCAAACTTTCGCAGGTCGTCGAAATTAACCGCAAGATCAAGGTCCCAAAAGCAATCGTCGAATACTTCGGCACGCGAGAAGAAGCTACTGCCCTGATCTCCCGTTATGCCCCCGCTGGAACTCTTGTCGTCGGAGGCACCAGCACCTCAGGCTACAGAGGCACCAGCACCTCAGGCGACAGAGGCACCAGCACCTCAGGCGACGGAGGCACCAGCACCTCAGGCGACGGAGGCACCAGCACCTCAGGC